GTGCAAAGGTATAGTCAACATTAATGTCATCAAGAGTTAGTGTCTTTGTACCGTTGTTAATTGTCAAAGACGTGCTGGATGTAGTGTGGTAGTGGTCACCATCTAGACCTGGGTCACCTTGGTCACCTTTGTCACCCTTTTCACCTTGTATACCCTGGACACCTTGAATGCCCTGCTCTCCTTGTGGACCTTGAGGACCTTCAATTCCTTGTTCACCCTGAATTCCTTGAGGACCAGTTAGACCAATTGGACCCTGCTCACCAGTGTCTCCCTTGTCACCTTTGTCACCTTTAGGACCAGTTGCCCCTGCAGGACCTGTCGCACCTGTGGCACCTGTCTCACCTTGGATACCTTGAGGTCCTTCTTCACCCTGGACACCTTGGATACCTTGTTCACCTTGAATACCTTGGATACCTTGGATGCCCTGGGGACCAGCTGCTCCTGTATCACCTTTGTCACCCTTATCTCCCTTATCTCCCTTGGCACCAGTTGCACCTGTAGGACCAATAGGTCCCTGTGGACCTGTAGCAAGAGTTAGACCAGATGCATAAATTTTTGCTGATTCGTTGTCTAGAATCTCTACTTTGTTGGTTGGTGAATCAGAAATAACTTTAATAATTTGCATTAGTTAGTCACATCCTGTTCCTTGATGATAGTGCCACGCAAGATAGTGTTAACTACATCTTCTGGACTAGTTGCCTGGACATCAAAATACATTTGAGAAGATAGGTCTGATGTGTTTGGAATTGTTAGAGATACAACTCCCTGGTCATTAGCTGTAATGGCTAGATTAAAAGCAGCTTCAGGGTAGTTTGGTGTAATTTTAACTTGACCTTCCAAAGTGTACTCTGACAAATCAATAGGCTGGTCATCTGCATCAACAACAAATAGAGTTAGTCTGGCTGTGTCACCTGAGTACACATACCACTCAATGCTAGGTGGTAGTTGGTCAATTAAGTTCATGGTTATTCTTCCTCAGCAACAATTGTATCAGTCTCAGGCAATTCAGTGACATCTACAGTCTCTTCTACTACCTCTACAACTGGCTCTTCAGCCTTCTTTTTGGTCTTCTTTACTGGTCTTTCCCAGATAGTACCTTCCTGAACGATACCGTCGCCATCAGCGTCAATAGCGTTAGGGTTGTATCCCTTTGGTGAAGGGAATGGTTTCCTGTGTGTATACATAATTTCTCCTTTATAGGACAGGGTAGGAGATGGGGATTTCCCCTACCCTGCCAGGTAACCCACGGCTATGTGGGATTCTTTCCATTCAGTCCAACTTTTAGCTGAATGTGTTCTTCATAGATGTCAAAGTACTTGTCTCTCCAAACATCCACTTCTTTCTTCAGTTCCGCAATCTGAGCTTTCATCTCATCAATCTGGTCCTGCAATTCTTTTCTCAGTATTTCCTCATTAGATAGTGTCATAGTTCTCTTGTTGGTCAGGTACTTGTAAGTTGACTGAACAATCATACCTAGTGCACCTCCACCAAAGATTGCTGCTATTGTTTCTGGGTTCATTGTGCACCTCCTTCTAATGCTGCTAGACGTGCTTCAAGAGCATCAATTCTTTCCTGCTGCTGTTTGATTACTGGAATAAGCAGTGTTGTCATTCTGTCATAATTAATAGAGTCTGGCTCACCATTATCATAGTAGACAAGTTCTGTTAAACCTAAATCATCCAAGTCTTCTGCTATAAAACCAACGTGTCTCGTAAGTCCTTCAGCAGAATTGTTGTTCTCTACATACTCTTCTTTTGACACCCAAGTTTTTGGTTGTAATTCTAATGCAGCAAGACCATAATCAATATCTTGAATGTCTTCCTTATACTTTCTAGCAGATGTTATTCGTGCAAAGTTTCCGTTTGAAGCAACAAATAGGTTTGCAGATGTTCCACCCTGATTGTTATAGACACCAGGAGCGTTTAAAGAGCCTGATACGTTACCAAGAGATATGCTACGTGCACTAACATTTCCAGAGTTATCAGATGTAAATACAGTAGAACCATTGCTATTGCTAATAACATTTAGGTTTCCAGTAGATGATATGCCTGAGCCATTTGATGTGCTTATGTTTCCATTAAAAACTGTTGATGCTGTACCAATGCTAATTGATGCACTACCACCACTTCGTATTGAAAGAGAGCCAGAATTGTCACCAGCTTCAATAATTGCAGCAGCACTAGTATCTCCAGCAGCAAAGAATGCCAAGCGACCTGGATTGGAATCATTTCCACCTAAAAGAGCTGCTCTACGTTCACCAGCATTTGTAGATGTCCTAATAGTAGAACCAACTAATGTGCCTGCAGAAACAGAGCTAGCTGTCAATGTACCTGCAGCAATACGATTGGCATGTAGTGAGTTAGTAGTAATCTTTCCACCATCAATAGTAGTTGAGTTACCGTTGATGTCTCCTGCTGCACCACCCTTAGAGATGAATAGGGTACCAGCTCTAGCCTCTGTTATGTATCTTGCATCACCAACAGTTGTTGTGATGAATAGACCATCAGCTTGTAGCTTGGTATAGTATCTAGCATCGCTAGTTGTCTCAGTCATAAACAAGCCATCAGCCTGAAGCTTAGTGTAATAGGTTGTTCCTGCATCTGTCTGTGTTAGGAAGATACCTCTAGCAGTTACTTCTGTTAGGTACCGTGCATCTGCAGTGGTTTCAGAGATAAAGATACCGTTGGCAGCTACCTTGGTGTAGTACCTGGCATCTAGCAAGTCTAGGTCAAGGGTGTTCTGTGCTGGTGCCCAAGCCTCAATGTCTGGGGTATAGGTCCATAGCTGACCATCTTCTAGGTTAATAGCTACCCTAGCACCCAATGCTTCAATACCAGATGATGTAATCTCTGTCTGATTCTCACACTGAATGACTGCTTGATTCATTAAGAATTCTTTTACCCTGGCACCAGGGAGTCTCTGTCCATCTACAAAGTTAAAGTATTTAGCTGCCATTTATATCCCCTTCCAAAGCTCTGCACTCATTACCCAGTTCTCAGGAGTGATGCTGTGGCTTAGTCTGGAAACAATGTATTTTCCATCAATAGTGTGGGATGGGTATTCAATACGTACCCTGGTGATTGCGTAGCCTGGGTCCCAGTCCCATGAGTTGTTGAGTAGTCCATCACGTCTGATAGGTGACCAGGTTAGAGAACGAACACGTGTATCTCCTTCTGGCAGGGTAAGGTCATTTGCCCAAGACTGCAATTGCTCATCTTCACTACCAGTTGGTCCTACAGCAACATAAAGGTCTACATCAAATGGTAGGTTACCAAGTGCATTAATACTAACAGTGTTACGCTTGACTACTTCCTCATCTGCAGCCAAAGCTACGTTAGCAGAGAACCTAGCAGTAATCTCATTTGCAATATCGTTCTTACCAAAGGCTGTCTCAATGTCACCCATGCAGAAGTGGTCCTGAGAGGTGCTGTGCTGGTTGCTAAATCCAAAATCATCCCCTACTGTACCTAGGTCCAATTCATCCATTAGGTAGTCGTAGTAGTATCTACCAAAACCATAGACAACACCAGTGCGTGATGCAACAATCATTCCTGCTTCACCCTGCATAACTTCATTCAATAGTTCACCAGTAGTTGTTGTTCCTCTGTCTCCAAACTCTTCTGGGAAGGTAGAACCACCATAGAGAGGGAACCAAGCAGGACTAATCTCAATGTCAGGATATGCTGGCAAGATAAAGTCATCAAAGATTCTGTTGACCCTGGTAGCAAAGTCTTCTTCAGGAGCAACGTAAGCACCTTCGTCTACTGTGACGTTTAGTATCTTAGATAGCCAGTCTGAGCATTGCATACTGGTTGTTATGTATCCATCAGCAGAATAGCTAGTCTGGATGTCATCTACGAAGCCTGTGAAGATTGGAGAGTATTCTGTTTCTCCTGGTGGTCTGATAAGTACCCTGATTTCTGCATTCAATTCAAAGAGTGGATTCAGTGTGGGGTCAACAGCGAATCCTGATAGCACGATAGACGCTGTTCCTACTTCCAGCGTTGGCAAGATACTCTGATTGACACTGAACCCACGGTCTATGTCAACTGACACTACACCACAAGTTAGTGGGTGCCATGTTGGAGAGAGGTCACCAAGCAGTGCTGGTCCTCCCAATTTGCTCTGTCCAATGATAAAAGATGTTGAACCATAGAGTTCAATCTTTACATCTTCATCTATTCTGAATGTCATTAGTTGCTAAACACCTTCTTGCCAGTCTTCTTTTCATATGCCTTAATCTCAGCAATGATTTGCTGTGGGGTAATGTTAGGATTAGCAATACTGATGTTATAGGTATTCCCCTTACCTGCAGCAATTGTTCTATTCAAGCCATTGATGGCATTTTGTAGTCCTGAAGTAGATGTGCCAGTAATGGCAAGATTACCAGCAGCACCTACAGCAGCACCTGAGCTTGCAAGGTCCTTACGCAGTCCTAAGAATTCATTCAAGCTACCCGAAGTTAAAAGGTCCTTGGCTGCTGCAGCACCTGCAAGAGGTCCTAGTCCTATGAGTTCGTCAATCAGGGCAGCGTCTGCACCCTTCTTGCGAAGTTCAATAATGTCTTTAGAGAATGTCTTTACAGCATCCTTGATACGCTTCATCTGAGCAATTACCTTGCTTGTGCTAAACCTAGCACTGAAGCCATTTGTGATAACACCAAATGATAGTCCTACAGCGTCTCTGAAGCTCTCTGAGGCGTTTTTAATTCTAGCCTTAGCTTCTTCCAAAGTTGTCTGCAACTTGGCTACAATAGCCTTTACACGCTTCTGGAAAGGTGTATCTCCTGTACCACCAGGACCTGGGTCTTCTTCTAGGTCATCAGCTGCATTTCTAAGTCTGTTAAACCTGTTAGTCTCTCCAGAATTACTAAAAGGCTTGTTGGTTGTAGTAGTTGTAGAAGTTGTATCTCTGTCACCTTCACCAAGGTTGCCAATTCCTAGCAAGCTTCTTAGTGCTCCAAGTTCTCTGTCAGCAAATTTAATGAAGTTGCTTAGTGGGGTAATCAGATACTGGTCTACCCACTTGCCAAATGGACTGTTCTTAATAGCGTTTGGAAGAGTCTTTGTAAAGAAGTCAGTAAGCTTTTGCAATCCAGGGAATATCTTAAATACCTTGTCAGCAAGTTCTGTAATTGGCTTAACTGCACCATCTGCTCCTCTGAGCAATCCCTTGAAGCCAACCTCAGCTAGGTCAGTAATTGCCTTTCCAAATTGCTGGATTGGCTTGATAACCTTGCCAATGATTGCAAATAGTCCTTTGAATATTAGAATTGCAAAGTCTATGGTCTTTGTAAGTGGTACAAAGAATGACAAGACATAACCAATTCCTTCTCCCAGACCTGACTGCAATAGTCTTCCTACGTTACCTGCTGCCTCTCCAAGGAATCTTAGGAAGCCACCAACACCATCAACCTTTACACCAAAGATTTCTAGGAAGCCAAATAGACCGTTAAAGATACCATCAAGGACTGCACCTACACCCTTGGCAAACTCAATAAGACCTTCAATAAGAACCTTTACATCAGAGAATGCGTCAATGAATGGCTTGAGTGGATTGTCTTCTGATATGTTTCCTGATACAACTTCTGTCAGTGCTTCAATACCCTTGGTTACCTGAGTACCAAAGTTAACTGCTGAATTACCAGCATTGTCAAATGCCTGCTTTACCCTAGTGTTAATTGCATCTGCAAGGGCATCAATCTTAGGTAGGTTGTCATCAATAAAGGTTGCAATGCTGCCTAGGGCAGGTAGGAAAGCAGCACCAATAGTTTCTTTTACCTCGTCAAAGGCAATCTTGAGTCTGTTGTAAGGGTCTAGGTTGTTTGCTGCAGCTGCTGCACCTTTGAATTGCTTTTCTAGGTCAGCTACAAAGTCTGTGGAGTTCTTGATAGAAGGAATAAGCTTAACAAGGCTAGCAGTGTTGCCATTCAATGCCCTGGACAATGCTGTGGATACTGAATCAAGGGATTTGCCTGTCTGAGCTGAGATATCAGTAGCTAGGTTTAGTAGTCTAAATGCACGTGCTGTGTCTCTAGTAGACCTAATTAGTTTGGCATAAGCAGGACGTAGTTCATCATCTACAACACCTGTGGCTGTCTGTACCTGACTAATCTGTTCTTCCACAGAGGCAACAACAGCATCAGAAGCACCAACGGTATTCCTGAGCTGCTGTGCCAATAGTGTTTGAGCTTGTACGTCTTCTACGGCTGCTTTTGTAAGGCTTGAGATGCTGTTAGTAATTGCTCTAAAGGAGATTCCAACACCAATGGTTGCTAGAGCAGCATTGATACCCCTAGAAATACTTTGGGTAGACTTCTTAAGAGAGTTGAGCTGCTTTGTAGCACCTTTCGTTGCCCTGGTGAGATTCTTATACTCACCAAGTATCTGGACTTCTAGATTGAGGCTCAAAGCAATTCTCCTAATTCTTCTTCAATGCTACTGCCACCACGTTCTTCTAAGGCTTCAATGAATGCATTTACTTCATACAATTTTAGCAGTTTGTACTCTGAAGGGGACATTTTGGTAGCTAGACAGAAATCTGCCATGCGTTTAGCAGATTTACGCCTTAGTTGTCTTTTGGGTCTGCTTCACCTGGCTGTAGTAGTTCCATTGCTTCCTTGAAGGATACCTTGCCAGCATCAGCAATAGTGTACTTCTCGTCTTCACGTCTCTTAACTACAAAGACAACTGCCTTGAGGGACTTGCCCTTGAGTGCGTTGTCATCCATTAGTGCATCAATTGGAGAACCTGAGATTTGTTCAATAGTCTCTACTTCTTCAATTGTTAGTGTTTCAAAATCAAATTTAGCCATGGTTGTTACCTTCCTTTGTATTTGTCAAGCAGTCTTTGAAGGCTATCAAAGTACGACTTGTATATCTTGTCAATCTGTGGAGTGATTGCTCTACTGAAGAATTGGTTTGGCTTGATACCCCGTCTAAACCATCCCCAGTGAATTGGATTAGCATATGGAACTCTTGCTCCACCTGCTCTTACAATTGCTTTTCTTTGCTGAGTAGCAGTTCTAATGCTACCTTTTAGCTTACCTGTCCTGACAGGCACCAGGGTTCTGGCTTCCCCAGCTACCAGTTCTGCAGCGTCTTTACCTGCTGCAGCAATCTCGTTTGCAGGAACTCCTACATCCTTAAGTGCTCTGATAGCCTGGTTCAAACCAGATACCCTGATGCTGTCTTTAGACATGATTAAGCGGTTACAACCTCAACGCCCCAGTAGATGTCGCTAGCTGGAGTGTGTACAGCGTTTGATACCTCAAGTGCTACAGAGAATGTAGCAGTCTCACCAGCAGTTAGTGCTAGTGGAGGAAGCTCGCTGAATACAACGGTTCCCTCGTAGTGAGGCTGTGTTGTAGATGCGGTTGCGTTACCGTGTGGTGCGATGGTGAATGCTACCTCAGTGCCGTAGTTGTCCCAGAGGGTGCGGTATAGCGAACCAGCTGCTCCAGAAGTAATTCCTTCTAGGGTCAGGGTCCACTGCTTACCAACAGATACCTCACAGAATGTACGAACGTCACC